CTCAACGAAGTGTGGCGGTATCTCCAAAGCCTCGGAGTGAACCCCGACAACTTCCGACCCGAGCGCAACGACTGACCCCGTAGCGACTCCGTAGCGCGTCCTGCGCTGGCATAGCGGCCCCTGCCCTGTCGGGTGGGGGTCGTTGTGTTTCTCGGGGGCTGTGCGGTCTCCTGTGCGCTGTGCGGTGGGCTCACGGTGCGACCCAGGAGAGACGCGCCGAGGATCACCCCTCCGCCGATCACCTCCGGCGGCTTCTCCGGCCTCGACCCACCTGGGCAGCCCTCCCCTGCCCCCCTGCCTCCCTGCCCTGCCCTGCCCCGTCCTGCCCTCGGCGGTGGCTGGACAGCACCGAAGGAGCCGGAGACCCCCCGACCCGACCCCGACCACACCGACCGCGCCGCCCACCCCCGCACCCCGCGGGGGGACCCCACGCCTATTTTTGCTTACACACTCCCGTACGTTTGAAATTTTTTGGGCCTATATGGGGGATGTTACCGCCCGGAAGCGCTTTTCCACACGTCATTGGGCAGTTTTCCCCATATGGGTGGACAATCTGCGAGAGTTTTCCACAAACTAAACTATATTTTGTTTACAAAAAGATCCAAGTGTAAGGTAAATCCTGCTTTCGGAGGTATTTTTTCGCTATCGCCGCGGGAAATATCTATTTAGCGCTCGAACATCTCCGGTTTTGCTGCGGGGAGGGTCGGTTATGGCCTCCCCCCACGCTTTATCTCTTTCGAGAAAGGTGGCCGTAGCCAATATTTCTAGCCGACACCTGGTTTCACAGTTGTTACTCCGACGGATCACGTATTTAAGCGGTGTGGCTAACCGCAGTGGCGTTTGTGCATGGGGAGTCGGGCCCCGTTTCCGGCCACTAATACCCTCCTGGACGCTCATGCTTTGTGTTCCAGGTCCGGGTCATGCTTGCCCTGCCAGCTTCCCAGCGGGAGGGACTTGCTCAGTTATGCGATGGAGGAAGTGTATCAGCCCCGCCGACGCTTTTTAAGGCTCTGCTGCCACTTTTCTGCGTCACGGGCCGCCTGGCGGAGAAGTTCCTCATCAGACAGCTCCTTTTCGGGGCGGAGGTCCTTCCTTTTGATCACTCGACCAGGGGTTCCAAGCTTTCTTCCCATGCAAAAATATTATCAGCAGAAAGTTGTGGAACAACCTGTGGGGGTGGTATATTTCTGCCATCACATCAGTTCCACAGGAGGTAAACGTGGATTTTGAGGAATGGGCCCAAATCGGGTGGGAGAACGGCTGGGTGTCCGCACCTGTCTGTTTGATCCATGACGGCATGCCGGTCACCGCAGACGAGGATGAGGACATGGACGAGGGGCATGACCCCTGCATCCACATCATGAGGCTGTACGAGGACAACGAGCAGCGCCTTGGGGTGGAGTCGTACTTCTCCCCCGCCCAGTGGAGGGCGAGCAACCGGGGGTGGAATCATGAGTGAAGACATCGTGAATCGGCTTCGGAACTTGTGCATCACAGGCGACAATATGTGGGAAGTGGATGTATGCGGTGCGATGAGTGAAGCCGCCGATGAGATTGAACGCCTACGGAAAGAAGTCAACACCTGGATGGATGCAGCGGAACGGTTTGCTGAATCTGACCCCAAGTTTGATGCATGGGTGTACTACTTCAAAGCGAGACGTAGTGAGTGAAGACATTGTGAATCGGCTTCGGGAGCATAGTGGGGAGGTTTTCACCACCGACGCCCATGAAGCCATGGTTTCAGCCGCTGACGAGATCGAGCGCCTGAACACCCTGGTGGACAACCTCCAGGCGGAAATCCAGTACTACCAGTCACTGCAGAGGAACTAATGGCCACCCCACGCATTCCCCGCCTGCCTTTCGCCCCCATGGAGAACAGGGTCAAGACCGAAGACATGAATGACTCAGAGCTGGCTCGCCGGCTTGGTGTCGGCCGTGAAGCCCTCCGCGGCTTCCGTAAGCGCGGCCTGAACGTCTTCCAGGCGGATCGCCTGTCCTGCAACCTCGGAGTACACCCCACCCACTTTTGGGGGGATGATTATTTCGCCGATCTCCTAAATGTCGTCAACACAAAGGTAGACTGAAACCATGAACACCATCACCATCATCGGCAATCTCGGTTCTGATCCCGAGATGCGCTTCACCGACAAGGGGCTTGCCCAAGTCAAGTTCTCCGTTGCCACCACATATGGCAAGGATGACAACAAGAAGACCACCTGGCACAACTGTGTCGCGTGGGGAGATCAGGCTGAGGCAATCGCTGGCACGTTCATCAAGGGCATGAGGGTCATCGTTATCGGCCGCTATGACACCCGTGAGTACACGGATCGGAGCGGAGAGAAGAAGAAGACCACGGAGATCACGGTCGACGACTGCGGTTCAAGCCTCAGATGGGGTATGCCAAAGGAGGCTGGGAAGTTCTCTGCGCCGGCGAAGGCCCCCGCCCCGCAGTACACCCAGCAGCAGTTCAACGATGAAGAACCCTTCTGATTGGATTGAGAAGGCCGCCTGCCGTGGTAAAGACACAAACATGTGGTTCCCGACGGAACCCCAGGGCAGAGACTATTTCGCCAGGGCGCGAACAATTTGTAACAAATGCACAGTCAGCGATGACTGCCTAGAATACGCACTTAGCTTCCCGGCGGTAGAAGACATCGCCGGCATGTATGGAGGAAAATCACCATGGCAGAGGGACATAATCAGGAAGGACCGACAGAGGATCAGCATCACAAGCTCCTCGTTTGGGAAGAGTTCTGCAAAAACGCAGTTGCCGCCGGCAATCGAGCAATCGAATACCTCGAACTCGGAGACGTCGAGCCCGACGAGTACGATGATGCAGCTCTTGACGAGATATACGCCGCAAGATGGGAATCCGCCGGCGTCATCGTCGAGTCTGTCCTCAACCACGTGTGGGAAGAAGTTGAGTCACTGGCAATCAAGCTGGGAGTCCCATTCCTCCCTGAGATCGCGGAGATCAAGAATGACTGACATGCCAGGCTTTGTCACCCCGAAGCAGACCAAGCTTCTCCTCAACGCCACCAAGCCCGCCGATGAGAGTGCTGTCTCCGCACAGGCTCTTGCCGGCGTACTGGCTGCAGGCTGGCCTGACCCATTGCCCCCACACATCGTTGCTGCTATCTTTATGGGGTGTTCATATGTCATGAACTTGGCTGAACTCGCGTTCGATGCCGGGGCACTCAGCCCGGAAGAGAATGCAGCTGTCAAGGGTGTGGCAGAGCTAGCAATGCAGATTTGGAAGTTCCAGTACGACCAAGCCTGCCCAACCGGTAAGGAATAAATGGAAAACGGCGACATTGACGCGAACATGAAGAAGGTCGAGAACCTCATCCCGCACATGTTCACGAAGGAAAATGCTGCCGAGAACGCCCGTAAAGCCGTGATCTCCCGCGAGGAAAAGAAGCGGAAAAACCAGCACGTTCGCACCGAACTGGCGCCTGACATCATCAGGGCCCAGGAATCTTTGAAGAAGCTTGGTTTCAAGAAGCTTGCCGAGGAGATCAGCCGCGAGGACCTGCCGAAAGCCTCGATTGCCATCATGATGGACCTCGCCCTGCGTGTTTTGGGTGGAGAATGGGACATCAAGAACGCCGAGGAAGCCACCAAGATCGCAAAGACCTGGCATGACATTCTGCGTCTTGAGATGAACCAGGCTACGACAATTTCCGGCACACAAAACGAAACGCCGGAAAGCAGGCAGAACCGGCTCGAAGAACTCCGCCTGGAGGCAAAGCGCCGCGTAGAAGGAAACCTGCGAGCAATCGCCGGCGACGCCTAAATTCTGCCAGGAGGGCGTAAATGGCTGACGAGATCTATCTGCTTTCGGACGAGGAGTTCAATAACCTCAGCCCGCTAGAACAGGACGAGTATCTCGAACTTCTCCAGCAGGACATGACCGCCTGGTCGCTGAAAGGCAACGAACGGCAGATGCGGGCGAATATCCTGGTCAAGAAGGTGGATTGGCTGCTGTACGGTGGAGCCGCCGGCGGTGGCAAATCGGAACTGATGGCCTATCACGCCCATGAGCTGAGCAAGAAGTACCCAGGTCACCGCAGCCTGCTGATCCGTACTTCCCTCCCCGAACTCCGCCGATCCCTCATTATCCGTACCCAGGTCCGCTACAGCCAAATTCAGACCCCCGCGATCTTACGCAGCGTCGATAACGTCAAAGCCTGGTGGTACGAAAACGGCAGCATCATCGAATACGGCTACTGTGCGAGGGACGAAGACGTCGGACAGTTTATGTCTGCCGAGTATGACTTCATCGGATTCGACGAAGCCACCCAGTTCACCCCGTATCAGATGCTGATGATCTCCGGCCGACTCCGTACTAGCAAGAAAATGGCTGCTTCGGGCGTCCGAACCCACGTCATGTTTGCCACGAACCCTGGTGACCGGGGGCATATGTTCCTCTACAGCATGCTAGTGTCACCCACGCAGTATGGTAAATATGCGATCGTTTACGACGTTTCGGAGGGTTTTGAGGATCCCCCGATTGTCCGGTCTGTTGAGCTTCCTGACGACCTGGAAGAGCTGGAAAAACTGGAAATTGATCACGACCCTAACAATCATCTTGTTGTGGCGTTTGTCCCGTCGACGGTCATTGACAACCCATTCATCGACCCAACCTACAAAAAGCACCTTTCGATGCTTCCTGAAACAGAAAGGAAGCAAAAACTTCTTGGGGATTGGGACACGTTTTCGGGACAGTATTTCGTGGAATTTCAACGCTCAACTCACGTTGTTCCCGGATTTGCCATACCGCAATCGTGGCAACGGTATCGAGGTATCGACTTCGGAACTGCCAACCCGTTCTGCTGCCTTTGGGGTGCGGTTGACCCATCAGACGGGACTATGTATATCTATCGGGAGGCTTACCACAAGAATTACACTGCTGCGGAGCAAGCCAGGCATATCAAAACACTTTCTGTCGACGAACATGGAAAGCCCGAAACATTTGCTATGACCGTGGGTGACCCCTCGATGTGGAGCAATGTGTCGGGAACCGGCAGCAGCGTGGCCCAGCAGTACCAGTCCAACGGGGTCATCATGACCAAGGCCAAGAACCACCGTGTCGGCGGCTGGCAGAACATGAGGCGGTACATGCAGCCCTCGCCCCTGGACGGCAACGTAAAGATCAAGATTTTCGACAACTGCCAAAACCTGATCCGGACAATCCCAATGATGCGCCACGCCCACACCAATCCGGAAGATTTGGACACTCGGGACGAGGACCATGCCGTAGATGCCCTCAGGTATCTGCTAGGCTGCCGTCCGTACGAGGTCAGCAAGCGCCCTTCCAAAAGGTATGCGGAGGGGGCGGAAGGTCGAGTACAGAAGTACATCGAACGGCTTGACAAGGCCGCAAAGAAACGTAAGGACCGCTGGTAATGCAAGTAGTGAATCACTACCTATATCTCCCCGGATCGTGCCTGTTTTGCCGATCCTCCAACCTACCGGTGATTGATACCGGTCAGGACCTGGACTGGCCCAACGACCCGAACTCCCCCAATCCGTCCGCCAACACTCGCCTGTACATCTGTGCGGACTGCGGAATCGAGTTGGCCAGGATGGTTATGGACTCCAGGGGCCTTACGGTTGTCCCCGAAAACGTCATCCCCGAGCTGAAGTCAACGATCGACACCCTGTCGAAGAACAATGTCGAGCTTGCCCAGCGCAACGGGGACCTCGAAAACACAATGCGAATTCTGTCAACTGTGCCGCCCCAGCCCCAGGAATCGCCCGCCAAGAAGACCTTCAAGGTCGTCGGTTCCCTGGAAGGAGAAACTGAAGTATGATATGGCTAGCTATTGTCGCGCTCGGTAACATGGGTGTGACAGCATGGCTCGTACGAGAGAACCGGAGAATTACACAGATGGCTATGTCCCGACACACGGGAGATTTTGCAGCGATGATCCGGGCTGAAAAGCCGCGCCCCAGCAAGAAGAAGGAAAAGGAAGCTGATTCCCCCCACTATTCATGGCAGAATCCGCTTGAAGGAGTCGCACCGTAATGCCTGACGAGAAGCCCTGGTCTCCTCCGGAGGCCCGCAAGATTGTCAACATGTGGCAGGAAGCCGACCAGTATCTCGTCAAGGAGCGGCGTGATTACTGGATGAATGCGTCGTACTACGCCTCTCACCAGTGGATTTGGTGGGATTTCAGCCGCAATATCGTGCAGGAGCTGGATTACGCCAATGAGGCGGAAAAGGGTTCCCGTATCACGGTTGACAAGTATGGCCCTCGAACCAGGTCTCTTTTGGCAAGATTGATGCGAAGTGAACTGATTTGGGAAGTCCAGCCGTCGGGCATGGATGACTCGTCAATGCGTAGGCAGCGCCTCCAGGAGCAGATCCTGGTTGGGGAGCAGCGCCACAACAAATGGGAGGAAATCCGTGAGATGGAGATTCTGCAGACGCTGTTCGGCGGTGCCGCGGCGATCGCAGTCGACTGGGACCCCGACCGGGGAGAGGATTATCTTATTGATCCCATCAGCCAAATCTCCGTTCCTTTGGGCGGTGTTCGGCTTACCACCCTCGGAATCAACGAGTTCACACTAGAGCCTGGCAGCCAAAACGCAGAGGACGCCCGTTGGTGGATGCGCTGCACCAGCCTCCCGCCGGAGCAGGTCAAGGAACGCTACAACCTTCCCGAAACACCCCAGGCTGATGCCGAGGCGATGCTCTCTGCCCGCCACCGCAGCATTCTTCTTCGCCGCCCTGGCGGTTCCCCGCCTCGTACCACCCTTGTTTATGTGTACTACGAGCGCCCAACACAGAACACCCCGGGCTGCGTCGTTCATGTCGTAAACAACAAGATTGTTGAGATGCAGGAAACCTGGCCGTTCCCATTCAAGCACCTCAATTTGTCGCTTTTCCGGCAGAGCAAGATCCCGAACACCTGGGTTGGGCATACGCTTTTGACCCCCGCCCGCGACGTTCAGTACGCCTACAACCGCGCCCGCTCCACCATTTTGGAGCATATGCGGAAGGCTGCAAACGCTCGTTTGATGGTTCCGGCCGGCTCCGTGGACGATGCGGACGCAATCACCATCGACCCCGCCGACATCCTGGAATACAACGCCGAACTGGGCGAACCGCACTGGCAGACCGCTCCCGAGGTTCCGCGCTGGATTTCCGGCGAGGCAGCCCAGCTTGAGGCGGAACTTGACGACATCTTCCATACACATCAAACCACCCGTGGTGAAGCCCCTGGCGACAGAAACAGCGGTCTCGCGCTGTCCCTGCTCGCGGAAAAGGATGACACACCCCTGCATCCGATGGCAAAGGACCAGTCGGAGGGTTGGGGCCGGGTTGCTGAAATGACCCTTCTTCTCTACAAGCAGAATGCGGACAGCAACGAGATCACCCGCAAGTCGATTGTTTTGACCGAACAGGGCGTTCCCCATCAGATCTCCTGGGGTGCGAAGGATATCGACGACCGCCCGACGGTCCTGGTTCCGATGGATGCGACTGCCCCGAGAAGCAAGATCGCAACCCAGTCGATCCTGACCTCCCTCGCCCAGCAGTTCCCGAACGTCTTCGCCAATATCAACCCCCGCCAGCTGTCCAAGATGCTTGGCCTGCCGGACCCGAAGCAGTTCCTGTCTCAGATGGACCCGGACGAAGCCAAGGCGGAGTGGGAAAACGGCCTGCTCATGCAGGGTGTCCCGGTTATTCCGGAGGACTTCGACGTCCACGACATGCATATCTACGTCCACAACGTCGAAAGAAAGTCCCCCGCATACGAGCTTGCAGACCCCCAGGTCAAGCAAATCATCGACATGCACATCATGGCCCACATGCAGTACCTCACAAACGAGAGTGCAGCCGTCATGGCCCAGTCCGATCAGGCGGCCCTGGGAGAGCAGATGGACCCAGGCGTCACCGCAGCCCTCCAGGCCGGAGTCGGCCTTCCCCTCCCACCCAACGGTCTCCAGCAGGAGCAGGAGATGATGGACGAAGAAATGATGGGTGAAGAGATGATGGAGCCCGAAATGGGCGATGAGGCCATGCTAATGTCAGAAAACCCAAACCTATTCGGAGGAATGTAAATGTCAGACGAAACACCCATCAACTACACTGATTATGTCGATCAGCCAGCAGCAGAGCCGGCAGTCGAGGAAACCGGTGATGTCAACTGGGAAGAGCGGTACCGCAGCGAGGTACAGGACAGGATCCGCGAGCGCGAGCGCTACAAGCCGATTCGTCAGGTTTTTGACCAAATGCACCCCGACGACGCAGCCGCCGTTCAGGGTTTTGCCCAGGCTTGGGCCTCGGGAGACCAGGAAACCGCAATCCGCTGGATGATCGAGAACGCCAAGACCCTGGCTGGAGACAACTTCTATGACATCGCTGGCGTGAATAGCCGGGGCCAGACTCAGCAGGACGTCTGGAACGAGGCGGTTGACGACGCCCAGCAGGCGGGTCTTACCCCCCAGCAGGTTGATCGGCTTATCGAGGAGCGCATGCAGGCGTTTCAGCATGAGCAGGTTGTCCAGCAGTTTGAGTACGAAATCGAGCAGACCCTCCATGAAGCCGGTTACGACCCGAACAGCCCGCTGGCCATCGCCGCCATCGCTGCTGCCCAGCAGCGCGAAGACCTTGATCTCGGTGCAGCCATCGCAGACATCGAGAATCAGATTCTCACCCAGGCCCAGTCAATCGTGCAGCGCAGGCAGAATCCATCCGCTGGCATGCCGTCTGCTGCACCCGCCGGCGGTGTTCCCGCCCGGATGGATGTTGCTGGCATGACGCCGCGAGATCGGGCCATCGCTCGACTTCAGCAAAACGGCCTCTGACACTACTTGACAGGCGATCTGCATAGTCTAAAATAAATCTATCGTCCCTGGATAGGGTCGATGTACAACATAGTCACCATAAGGCACGTTGACGGAATGTCACGGTTCTAAAGCTCGGAGAGCAAAGGAATCGCCCGAGGGGTCTTACCACCTTTCCATCCATTAACCAACTCAACAGTAAGGAATAAAAAGTGCCCGCAAGCCTTTCCACCGTTGATGCAATCCTGAAGGACGACTACAAGGATTACATCGATCAACTCAACCAGGCGACGTTTCTTCTCTCGCAGATCGAAACCCGCCGCGACACAGTTACGGGCCGTATCGCCCGTCACGCCATCCACCTCGGCCGTTCGTCCGGCGTCGGTGCTCGCGGAGAGAATGGCACTCTCCCGACCGCCGGCAACCAGGCGTTCGCCACGGTCCCGGTCCCGGTCAGGTACGTCTACGGGCGTATCCAGCTGAGCGGCCCGACGATTCGCCAGGCGGTCACCGACCGTGGCGCGTTCGTCGACGCACTCGATGCTGAAATGCAGGGCATCCGCAAGGACGCAATGAAGGACGTCAACCGCCAGCTGTGGGGCACCTCCAACGGTGTCATCGCCCAGTGCGGCACGACTTCTTCGTCCACCACGGTTGTCCTGGCGTCCACCACCGGCACCACGGCCCTCCGCAACCTGTACTTCGACGGCGGCATGGTCGTCGACATCGGCACGGTTGCATCTCCGACGACGGTTGCCTCGGCCCGTACGGTCACCTCGGTCGACACCTCGGCCAAGACGATGGTGATCTCCGGCGCAGCGGTTACGACCAGCTCCTCGCACTTCGTCTTCCGGGCGGGTGCAGGTGGCGCGTCGAGCAACACCGGCCAGCCCAATGACGGTCAGATCGAGCTGACTGGCGTTCAGACCATCGTGTCTGACTCGGCAGTCCTG